GACCAATTTCATAGCCCAGAACAACGCCTCACCAAGGATGACAACGAAAGCAAGAATTCCAGAAGTTATCATAGCTTTTTTGAAATTCTTTGTTGCAAATGTAGCAAGAAAGACGACGGCCCTGTAAGCATGCATCGCCCCGACAACACCTAACAACGATGTTGTGTAGGCTGGAACCCTATCGAAAAGCTCTTTTAAAATTTTGGTGAGCCTCGAACCCTTTTTAAACAAATCTCCAACAATATCTGCAAACCGTTCAAGGGCTGGTGCCACCTCAGCCGCTATTCTGTTTCCCAGCCCTGTCGTGATTAGTGAAAGTCTCGAAAGCGCATCATTCGTTTTCTGAATTTTAGCTGCATCAATCTCACTGACCGCAACGCCAAAATCTCTAATATCTTGCGATGCTTGCCGGATTGTCGCCGTGTCAATCCGAGACATTGCAATAGAGCCCTCTTCACCGAAAAGCTGACCAGCGACAGCCGCTTGCTCTGCACTGGGAATGAATTTTTCGATTGCATCATTTATTTTACTGATCCGCTCATCAAGTGGCATTCTTGAAAGTTCGCCAGCAGTTAAACCCAAACGATTTAAGGCATCAACAGCCGGGCCGGTCCCGCCCGCTGCCTGGCTTAGTCGTCTGGTTAAATCTTTGGTCGCCTGCTCAACGCCAGACATCGAGACGCCTGCCAAACTTCCGGCGCGGTCCAATATCTGAATTGATTCTGTTGTGGTGTTGAGGCTTTGAGCAAGTTTTGCCTGCGCATCGATTGTCTTCATTGAAGCGACGCCTAGCGCAAAGGTCGCAGTTTTGACGGCCATTAAAGCCGCCGTTGCTTTCATGGCGAAATTTGTAACTGTCCGATTAGAAGATGCTAGACCTTTTTCAAGTGAGGATGTATCTGCGCCAACTTTAATTCTAAGCTCTGGTGCTGTCGCCATTCTGTTCTTCTGCCCATCTCTTCAAGCGCCCAGCGTCGGTCTTGCTTAGGCTTTTTTTGTGGTTTTTACTGGCGGTCTTTTGAGTATCACTTTCGGCTTCCAGCAATAGCCAGAAATGGCGTGGCCTCATTCGCCAAAACTCCGACGGCTGTATGTTCAATTGTTTTACAGCGATTAAGAAGCATTGCCGAACAAGTCGTTTCTTTTTTTTTCGTCACCGTCGTCGTCGTCGTCGTCTTCGTCAGGTTCCGGCGCGCCATCCATCAGCATCTCAATAAGACCGCCAGCAAGATTTGCCAGCATGTCGGCCTTCCCTGCATCACCATCGCCTTTTATGCTAGCCATGATGTGGGAATGAACTTCTTGTGGCTCAGCATGGCCGCCTGCGAAATTAACGACTGCAGCATAACACCGCGCCAATTTAATGAATTTAGGCTTTTCGCCCATGTTCCCTAATTCGCTAAGGGTAACGATGTCTTCAATCTCTTCGGCAAGGGCAAAGGCCTGATCTTCTTTGACCGTGTACGCCTTGCCCTTCCAATCAACAGAAATTTGTTTCATGGGTTACACCGCTGTTGTGTAGGTCCAGGAGCCACTTGACTGCAAGCTGGCGCTGAATGTAACAGCGTCTTCATGCGAGCCTGTTTCTTCATATGAAGCCAGATAGAAATTGCCGGAAATTGTTCCGCCATCTGCAAAATCAAGAGTGATGTCAGTTAGCAATAAATTCGCGCTTTCCAAAACCGCCGCATCGCGCATAATCTTGTCAATCCAGACGCCAGAAGTCGAAATGTCGAGCGCTTTTGTGCCTGCGAAGTCTGCAAGAGTTCTAAAGCCGCTATCGCTTTTCGATGTTATGTCGATTGGTGAACCGTCGAGCGAAATGCTGTCTTCACGGCATCCCGCTATTGCTGTCGATGCTTTTTTTAAGAGAAAGTCTCTGCCTGTATCAGCTGCCATTTTTTGAAATCCTTTTCGTGAATTAGGGTCTGATTATCATATCTGGTCGTAAAATACACGAACTAAAGTAACACCATGCTTGTCGGTGCCGTTTGGGTCGCGCAAAAAGTTCTGATTTTCAATTACGGTCAACACGTGTTCCGCTGTTGAGAAAGTCAAACTCTGGTTATGCAGGGCGTCATAAATCGCGTTGGCGATCAATTTAGCCTGCATGAAGTTATTCGTCCTGGACCATGTGTCAATTTGGCAAACGGCGCTAGCACCGTTGTTTGTTTTTGTATCCCAGTTTGAAACATTATCGCCGCCGAAAGTCAGGTATGGAAAATTAGCGTCGTCTTCTGGTAAATCAGGCTGTTGAACATCCACATAAACGCCAGTTATCAACGCCATCAAATTAGCGTCGCCGGTCAATTTATTGTAAAGCGCCGTTTGCAATTCATCCGTTCGCATCTTTCACCTTCTTTTTTAGATAATTCTGCGCCAATTTTTTATAAATCGGCTTAGCCCGATCAGCAGCAGGAAGCCAGACTGGTCTTGGTAAGATCTTTCTTGTTCCCCATTCGAGCCAACCCGCATACTTTTTGACGACGCCATAAGACTCAATCACTCGAACCCCGAATTTCGGCTTTTCAACAGAAATAAAGTTAGCCAAAATTCCGCTATCAGAATTCGGCGGGAATCCTGGAGCTGATGCCGTGTGCGGTTTATTTCGTTTTTTACCTTTTACCAAAAAACCATTCGGCATTTGAGCCAAAATTTCATGAGTATAGACATTTCCCGAACTCTTATGGGCGTGGATGCTTTTAGAAATGTCTGTCTTGATCAACAGGCCGACATCGCCTACAATTTTATCTATTCCGTTGGCCGTTTCTTCACCAAATTTCTCAAGGTATTCTTGTAGTTCTTTTTGGCCGACTACCATAGATTCTGTTTTGCTCATTTCGCCACCACGCCAAGATCAAGATCAATTTCAAGCCATTTGTCTTTAAATTCTATGTTATTGATGAATCGGATATTATGACGGCGCGTTCTGATTGTGACAGTATCGGATTCTTTTAAACCGCTGAAATATCGAACTGTCAGCTTGTATTTGCTAACAGCCTCAACTCGGTCACTTGCCCATCTTTCCATCCCGCTTGTAGCCTTGATATGCCCAGCGGTCGGCGCTGTTGATATCGTGGAAAAGGTTGTCGTGTAGCCGCCGCTACCATCAGGAGATTTTGTCGGTCGCTGAAAAGTCACTGGCTCTGTCAACATACCAGCGTGGAATTGATCGCATTTACAGGCCATATATTAAAATCCCATTCATCGGTATTCTTCCCAGCGAAAAGCAAAACTAGCGGTGACATTATTTGAGTCAGCCCATGCGGCCATGCTAAGAGTTGTTGAATTAGCGCCGTCGAAATAGACAAAAACCGGGCTTGATTTTTCGCAGTCAAACGCAACAAAGCCTTTGCCGTTTAAAATCTCTGTCCAAGAGGTCGCGCTTAGATTTTCGGTAAAGCTTATCATTTAAAGCCTTCGAACCGTATAGGCAGAAACAAGACTGGCCGCGCCCGAAGCCCCCATTAAGTCAGAGGGTGAACAACCGTCACCCCTGCCGCTATATAAAGCCGCCGCAAGCTGCTTTATAGCCCGCCTTAAAACTTTTGGAACATCGGCGGCCGTCGCGCCAAATCCAGCAACGTAAACGATCTCAATCGCATTATTTGCACGCGATGCTGTAGGCCAAGCTGACCCGCTTTTCAAAGTTAAACGTCCTGGACGTTGGGCGGTATCAACATCAAAAACATCGGCCACGATAACAGCAGTGCTCTCGCTCTTCTCCGCGTATGTCGTCACGCTGGTGATTGATGTCAGAGGATATCGCGGAAGATGAACGGAATCGAAACCGTTTGATTTTGTCAACTCAGAAACAGCGCCTTGTCGAACGCCACTCCGCCATTGACCGCCGGATGATTGGGGCCATCGGTCTAGGCTCATTGTCCAAGTTTGATTGATTAAACTAAGGCCGGTCATTTCTTCAATGAACTGGCGCGCCTCTGCAATGAAATCGTTGGCCTCTTCATCCGGTAGGCCCGTTTCGCTTTCACGAAGAAAAGTCCGCAGCTCAGTTGCCGTGACCGGCTCAGCCGCAGGGGCTGTCGTCAAGACATTGCCGCGAAATTGCGTCCAGCTTGGAGTTTGGCGCAAGCTCATAATTTAATTCTCTTTTTGCGCTTGGTTTCTTTCGGCGGTGTTATTTTAGTTTCTGGCGCATCAAGCATCATGCGTGCAGCCCGGTCTGATAGTGCAAACTCAGCCGCTTTTCCCGTTACGATTGACCCGAACGGGAAAAAGACAACCGTGTGTCCTTCTGGCGCGCATTTATACCCGTCTAGATTGGTGATTTTGGCTTTTGGCATTTTTCAATCCCTGAAAGAAAGGGACAGCCAAGACTGCCCCGCTCTCATTATGTACGTGCAACGGATGTGCCAATAAATGTAGTCGCCGCCTTGCTTGGTTTGCCAAGCAGAGCGATGATTGAAATATCCGCATCAGATCCGGTCGTTCCGGTAACTGAGATTCCGACATAACGGTTTTCACCTATGTAACCCATGCCACCCGCGTTCGTGTTGTCAGCGGTATCACTTGTGACTGTGACAGTGTTGGCTGCGCCGATTGTGTCGGTTGTGGCAACAGTGCCAGCCGCCGCCGCTGTTGTGTCGGCAGATTCCTGGAGCGTAACAGTAAAGCCGCTTGCTGTGCCCGCATCTGTCACGGTGTTTGCCACGACGGCGATTGTGCAAGCGCCAAAACCGCGCAAGTCAACATAAGCAGAAGTCGCGGGTGTTGTTCCCGAAACTGTAACATTGCCAAGGTGAACCGCTTGGCAGTTGGAAAGATTATCTCTCATATTTGTAAACCCCTTAACTGAGAATTGAGCCGATCAGGTGTCAACCGACTAACTTTCTATAACACGGTCAATAGAAATAAAAAAGGGCGAGGTTTCCCCCGCCCTTTCATTCAGTCAAAACCTAAAAAGGATTATGCTGAAAAGTCGAGAATCTTTAAAGCTTCACCATTAATAAGGCCGCCTCCGACGCGGCGGACGCCGTACAACCCAACGTAAGGCTTGTTTGTCAGGTTATCGCGTATAATGCGGGTTCCTTGGCGCTCAACTATCTGATAAGCTGCCCGCATATCACCAACGGCAATAGACAGAGATCCGGTTGCAATTGAAGCCATGTCCTCAAAAGGTGCGCTCACCGGATAGCCAAACAACGATGCAGGCTGACCGCTAGCAATACCAGGCGACCAGATATAAGCGCCATTGCTGTCTTTTTCTTTTCGAACCGCCGCCATCGTCGAACGGTTCATGAACCAAGTTGCGTTGGCACGGTATGGACCTTTCAGTGAGTAAAGCGCTGTCAGTAGCGAATCGCCGCCGTCTGGTGCAGCCGCAAAATCGCCATTCACGCCGGTTTTGACCTGCTCAACTTCTTCGCGAATTGAAGTGCCATTTGTATAGGTCGCAAAACCGCGTGGCTTGCTAACGCCGTCACCAGTGACAAAGGTTGTCGCTTCAGCACGCCCCATCTGGGCAGACATTTTGTCTGACAACCATGATTCCATGTCCCACAAGCTGTCATCAAGAAGCTTTTGCGTGATTTGTGGGAATGAATAGATTTCATGGACCGGAATTCGCCACGTTCCGATTTGAGGCGTTGCCGTCGCGGTGCGTGCGCCTGTTTCAGCCACCCAGCCAGAAGTGTTTTCGTCATCATCATAGATGCCTTCAAGTGCATCAGTGCCGATAACTTGGATTGAAGCATATGCGCGCATTGGCGACGTGTCGAAAATCTTCTTTGACATAGCGCCGGAAATGTCTGGGTGTACCGTATAACCGCCGTCTCCGTCCTGGCCTACAGAAAGGGCCTTACGCTCGTCTGAGCTTAGGCTAAAATCATCTTTGCGAACAAAACGCTCAAAAGCAGATTTGTATTCACCAAGCTCGGCTGCGGTATATGTTTCGCGATAGCCATTGATGGAAGCCCATTTTTGAGCCTTTTCATCAAGATCAATTTGATTGCCGTTCGCGTCGGTGACAATACGGCTGGCGCGTTTATGAGCAAGAACGGCCTCGTCCGCCACGTCTTGCGCTTTCTGAAGATCGGCTTCAATGCGCTTTAGCTTTTCCTCAATCAAAGGGTCGGCTACTGTCTTCTTTTCAATTTCTGCCAGTCTTGCGTCGTTTGTGCTTTTGAATTCCTCAAAAGCGCGATTGACCTGTTCGATAGCGTCAACCGCCTGGTTCATTTCTTCAGCCATTTCTAAAAGTATCCTGTAATAAATTGAGTTTTGTCAGCACGGCGCTCAAGGCGTCGGCCTGTTTTTGCTCATCATCTACAACAGCATCCCGCTGGCAGTCGATAGCTTTGAAACCGTGCAACGTTAGTGCAGCGGCTTGCTTTCGCGAGTATCCTGCATCCCGCAGGAACACCTCGAATTCTCTTTCAGTTTTAATCGTTTTCACGTCTGTCACCATCGCCTCCGGCAACATCGGGAAGGTCACTAGGCTAATCTCGAAAAGATCGACTTCTAAAAGTTTACGGACTCGACCGTCCGCCTCTTCCGTCGCCTCAACTGTTCGATAGCCGATTGACATGCTATCTAAAGCGCCCGCTTTCAGCAGCGCCTGGGCTTCTGCGCCCTTTTGGACTTCTTTTAAAACTCGGCCCCTGACTTTCAAGCCACGTTCATCTTCTTTAATCTCATCCCAAACGCCAATAGGCTGCGATTGATCGTGCTGCCATAGCATTTTTACCT